CAGATGGAAGCGCCAGGCCGCCCGCCCCTGCCAGGGTAAGAGCGCCGAAGCCGACCGAGGTGAACAGATCTGCCGCGACAACTTCGGACCCGCTGGCCGTATCCGTTCCGCCGGAGCTGGTCGCGGTGACGGTCCATGCCACTGTCTGGCTTGCCACGCCAGAGGGCACGACATAGGTCCACGGCCCGGTTCCCGTCGCGTCGGCCAGCACGTCCACCGAATCCAGCGTGAGCAGGCTCAGGGATGCCACTGCGCCAGCGCTGATCGAGTCCACGGTGATGGTCAAGGTGCGCACCGACAGGCTGTCAGAGGCGGTGACAGAGGCCGCTGGATAGGTGACGGACACCGCGTTCGAGGATCCGGCGGTGCTTCCGTTGTCATCCGTCGCCGTGACCTCACAGGACACGCCGGTTTCATCGTCGCCCGCAACAAGCGTGTAGGTGGACGCCGTAGCGCCACCGATCGGAGAACCGTCCCGCTTCCACTGGTAGGCATAGGTGATCGTCCCCGTGCCGGACCATGTGCCGGTCGGACAGGTCAGCGTCTCGCCCACTTCGGGCGTGCCGGTCAGTGTGATGGAGCCGGCCAGGGACGGCCCTGTGCCCTGGACCCGCTGCGTGGCGGCCATGATAAGCAGCGGCGCGGTCTCCCCCGGGACGGCGCGTCCGGTGCGCCTGTGCGCCTGGCGCCGGGGCCTCATCGGGCGGCCCGCACGGCCGCGGCGAAGGTCTCCGCGTCGGAGAGGATCGACGCCTTTGCCGCCCCGATTTCAAGGGCGCTCGAAGCCGCGTCGAACTGGCTTTGAGCGCGCCGCCGAAAGCCGGTCAGGCGCGCCTGCACAAGGCGGAAACGGTCGGCCCGGTCGATGATGAAACCGGCCAGCTCCGCGACGGTCTCGCCGGTCTCCGCGGCCTCGGCGGCCAGCACGGCGGTCTGCTCTGCCGTGGCGGCCTCGTCCACCACCGCCCGCGCGGCCTTTTCCTTGTACTCCCAGCTCGGCGCCTCGGTCTCGGTGATCGTGCCGGTGATCCCGGCGGCGAAATCGCCGATCCAGGCCAGCACCTCGGCCAGCGCGACCTCGCGCGTCACGGTCAGGTCGAGCGCGGCGCGCGCCGCCGCGGTGTCCTTCAGGGACCAGTCGATGCTCATGATTCGGGGGCCTCCGGGCTGGTGTAGAGCGGCAGGGGGATGGGACCGTCCGCCGGGTCGAGGACCGGGTCCGGAAATCGCGTGGCCTGCGGCGCGTTCGGCCCGACCGGCAGGATCAGGTCGAGGGTGATCCGCCCGTCGATGCGGGTCACGTCGCCGTGCAGCCAGGGGCTGCCGACCGCCGCCCGAGGCAGGACGTCGCCCTCTTGCAGCGCGGTGAAATCGAAGGCTGTCCCGGCGACGGTCAGCACGTCCCCCGCGCGCGACAGGGTCAGGCCCGCGTCCCTGCGGACCGGATAGAAGTTGATCCGCATCAGACAAATCTCCCCGCGGCCATCAGATGAATGGTTTCGGTCCCGCCAAACGTGACCGCGCTGTTGACCTGGAACGTCGCGACCGTGCCCGTCGCGTGCTGGAAGCTGGGCCACCTCGACAGGTTGGCGCAGGACCCGCTCATCGCCACGATCGACCCCGATGCGAATTCCGCCGGAAAGGTCCAGGTGGCGGCCGATGCCAGGCGGTACAGCGATCCGTGCGCCGTGGCGGCGGGACCGGTGGTGATCGCGTTCGACCAGCAGATCTGGGTGCCGTCCGTCAGCCGCAGATACTCGCCCGAGGCGAAGCTGCCACGTTCCAGCAGAGCGCCGTCCGGCAGGTTATCCACGATCGAGACGCTGCCAAGGGCGTTGGCCTGCGTGAAGAATTCGAACCAGTTCCCCGGCGCGGCCGAGGCGGTGTTGGTGTTCCCCCGGATCGCGGCCCGGGGCGTGGCGATGCCGCGGTTCACGACGATCTGCGTGGCGGCATGGTCGAAGCCCGGAACGGTGATCAGGGACCCGAACCCCCAGGGGGCATTCACCGGGGCCGTGGTGAAGCGCTGCACTCCGAACCCCATGTCGAGGTAGTCGTCCAGGTCTTCGGCATCCGGGATCGTCAGGGGCCGCGCCGCGCCGAGCCCGTGGTCGCCCACCTTGAGCAGCCGGCCGGCGGTCCGATCGTCGGCGCTCTGCGTGACGGCCGTGCCGGAGATCGGGACGGACACCGTCACCCCGGACGAGGACACCGCCACCCGGTCGGTCCCGCCCGCGACGAGCGCCATGTCATTCGCGCCGGTGCGGCGCAGGCCGGTGTCGGAGTCGTTCGCCCATGACAGGCCCGGAGCGCCGGCGGTGCCGTCCGGCAGCCGCTGCGCGGTGTCGCCGGTGCCGATGCCCGCCCACGACACCCCGTTGGACACCAGCATGCCCCCGTGCCCTGGCGGCACGACGATCGAGGACGCGCCGTTGATCGTCTCGCTGCCCGCCGGATCGACGGTGATCAGCCCGGAGCCCGTGTTGCGCAGCGCGACCGGGAACCCCGCCCCGGCGGTCGCCGCGACAGGCAGGGCGAGCGACCAGGTGCCGGATGCCAGGACCAGCGCCCCGCGATCCGCCGCGGTGACGGTGTAGGCGCTCGATTTGGTCAGGACGCTGGACAGCGGCACCCCCAGCGCGGCCGCCATCGCCGCCGGGGTTCCCGCCGTGCCGAGACCGCCCGCCAGATAGCTCCGCAGGTTGTTGATCGCGGTGCGCAGCGGCCCCTGTTTCAGACCGGCTTGGGTCAACTCTGCCTGCGATGGTAGATCCGTCATTGTCAGCTCCAGATTTCTGCGGTGTCGTCGGACCAGACGACCAGGCTGTCGTCGGACCAGAACGGTGCGAGCGCGTCGCCGAGCGACTCGTAGATCCACGGCCCCGCGGCGGCGCCCACGCCGCGCACCCGGATCAGGGTCCGGTCGGCATAGAGCAGCATCACCAGATAGCTCGACGACGTCGTATCGGCGACGCGGGTCCAGCTCAGGCCCGCCTCGGCCGGGTCGGTGCCCTCGGCCAGCTCGATCTGGTACAGATCCGCGCCGGGAGCCGGGGTCCAGCCCAGCTGCGCCCGCGTCGGATCGTCGATCGAGCGCCGGGCGAACAGGCCGGCCACCACGGGAAAGGTCCGCCGGACCGGCAGCGAGCCGATCACCAGCGGCGGGGCGACCGCGCCGTCCTCCGCGGTGTGGACCGACGGGTCCTCGACCACGAAGTCGATCTCGACGCTGTGCAGGTCGCGCGGCCGCGCTTCCAGAACCTTCGCCAGCACCCGCCAGCGCGTCGAGGCGCCGAAGGTGACATGCGTCCGCTCCCGGTCGGTGCCGGTCAGGGGCGTGATGTCGGGGGGGTCGGTCAGGATCACCTCCCGGGGTGTCGGGCCCGGCCGCACCTCCCAGGGGCCGCTCAGCCCGCCGTCGGCCTTGCGCAACCCGACGAAATGCGGCCCCTCGGCAAAGGTCAGCGGCTCGGTCAGGGTCAGGGTGCGCGTCTCCGCATCCCAGGCCACGGCCTCGGCCTGCGCGGCCCAGCCGGGCATATCGTGCTGCACCGCGATCAGGTCGCCCACCGAGGGGATGAACCCCTCCATCTCGGTCGCCAGATGCCCGATGCGGCGCCGGTAGCGGTTCGCGGCGGCCTCGTAGAGCCCCTCGCGCAGGGCATGGGCCCGCGACGTGACCCCGAACAGTTCCATCTTGACCGGGCGGGCGGCGGTGCTGTCCGGCAGCTTTGCCGTCACCTTGCGCGGGGTCCAGGTCGCGGCGTCCATGTAGCTGACCTCGACCGCGTCGGCGGTCGCGTCATCCGGCATCAGATAGTCGATCGAGAACGAGTCGCGCAGGATGTTCCGCATGGAATAGAGCGCCACCGGCAGGGTCTCGGCACCGTCGCGCACGACCCGCAGCTTGCCGCCCTGCAGATAGGGCCGGGCGCGTCCGGCGCGGGCGATCTGCGACACGCTTTCCCACCAGGTCGCGGCATCGGTGAAGCGACCGTCGAAGAAGTCGCCCCGCGCTTCCCAGACGGCATCGAGAGCGGCCAGGGCGGCGGTGTCGATCCGCGAGTCGGCCCAGCCCGCGCCGTAGACCTCGCTGCGGGCGGCATCCGCGATCGCCCAGGCGATCGAGCGGGTCGCCTGCGGCGCGGACCAGTCCGAGCCGGTCCAGACCGGGATCCTTCGGGTTGCCACGACCCCGAACTTGCGCGACGCCTGAAGGCTCAGGTTGTTCGTGGCCCGCATCCGCAGGGCGATCAGGGTGACGGGGGAGGCCTCGGGCTCGCGTTGCAGATAGGCCCGCAGGCCGGACAACAGCACCTCGTCGCCGAGCCCGTTCTTATAGGGCGCATGCTCGCACCTGGCCCGCACGGCGTAGCGGCCGGGCGTGTCCAGCAGGTACTGGAAGCTCAGCCGGACCGGCGTCGTGGTGCGGTCGGCGATGAACTCCTGCCCCAGATCGAACCAGGCGCCGGTCGGGGCGCCATCGTCGTCGAGCGGCCGCGCCTGGATCACCACCAGAAAGGCATGCGTCCGGTATCCGCCGCCGCCGTCGGCCCAGAACACGCCGCGCGGGGCGACGATGTCGATCCCGAGCCGCCCCGCCACGGTCCCCGCGGCGCTCGCCACAAAGCCGTCCCCGGCGCCCAGGACGTTGTAGAAATATGAAATCCCGGTGTCGGTCGCGGATGCAGCTATCTCGAAGGTCCAGCTGTCCGCATCCGGCGTCGAGGCGATCGGATAGGTGCCCGCATTCGGTCCGCCGCCCATGACGACGATGTCGCCCTCCAACCGGGCGTGGCCGATCTCGGCAAAGGTGAACTCGGTTCCGGCGGCGGTCCAGGTGAGCGAAACGCCCTCGACATAGGCCGGCCCGGACGCGCCCGCGTAATAGTTGCCGGTCACCGGGGCGTCGATCGTCCAGCTGTCGGCGGTGGTACGGACGATCTCGTACTTGCCGATGATCTCCTGATAGGTATCGGCAAAGTGCACGGCCTGCCCGATGGCGCGGTTATGCCCGATCTCGGTCACGGTGACCGTGGTGCCGGATTGCGACCAGTCGAGCCCCTTCCAGGTGTCGAAGCTCTGGGAAGAGACCTCGACGCTGGTCACGACCTGCGTCGGAAACAGCGTCACCTGTCCGAACGGCTCGACGATCTCGTACTCGATCTCGGTGAAGGCATCGAGCGAACTGTCCTCGAGCCGGATATCCTCGATCTCGAATTCGCCGCAGCCCAGACAGAGCAGCTGGAACAGATACTGCTCGCCGCCGGCGAATTCGGTGTAGGGCTGCGCGGCAAAATCCGGATAGCTGAACACCCGGCCATACTGCACCGGGATCGCCTGTTCGATCCGCGCCGTGTTGCCCTGCGCGGCCAGGCTGTAGGTCCGCGCCGGCGTCGGCAACGCCGCGCGTTCCGGCACCTGCGGCGGCGGCAGGACCGCGTTGATCAGCGCCTGACCCGCCAGCACCAGACCCAGAGACGCGGCCTGTCCGACGGTGAACGTGCCGAACAGCGCGGTGCCCGCCAGAGACGGTCCCAGCAACAGCCCGGCCAGCGGACCGGCGAAGGCGACCAGCGCCAGCGACAGCAGGGTCCGGAGCGGGTTGGACCCGCCGCCGCCGCCGCCCTGCGGCAGCACCACGAAAACCAGAACGTCGCCGTGGTTCAGCTTGCGCCGCCATTCGGCGCGCAGGATCGGGCGCCCGTTCAGCTGCGCGATGAAGGGCGACCGGGTGCGGGGCGCCAGGGCCCGGACGCGCGCGCGGCGGCGCACCGGGTGCCAGCTGCGGCTGCCCAGCGGGTCGAACGGGTTCCGGACGGTCAGGCAGGCCGCTCTCATCGCCACCTCCGGTAGACATCGACGATCGAGAACCCGACGTCGCCGAGGCGCGACCGGGGCGTGTAGATCGCGCCGGCGGCCTCGATCGCGTGCAGCACCCCGCCCAGGTCCAGCCAGATCCCGACATGACAGGGCCGGATGCCGCGCGCCATCAGCACCGCGTCGCCTTCGGCATAAGGCGCCACCGGGTGCCAGCGGCCCCGCTCGGCCGAGCCATGGAAGGCCGCGACCTGGCCCCGCGCGTCGCCGGCCCAATCCACCGCCGGCACGTCGAGCCCGAACTGCTCCCGCCAGACCCGGCGCGCGAAATGCCAGCAATCCGACTGGCCCGCGACCCAGGGGGTGCCGATGTAGCCTTCGGCCCAATGCGCCAGGGCCCCGCTCACGATGCCAGCCCCGGAAAGGATTCCAGATCGTAATCCAGCGTCGGAAACCGGCGGTTCAGCAGGTCGCCGAACCCGGCGGTGGCGCGGATCTGCGTCGCGGTCGCGGTGATCCGGTTGACGGTCAGCACGATCGGCGGGTCGGTTTCCGGTCCGTCGTCAAGCGTGTCGCTGAGAAAGGCGCGGAAAATGACCGTGATCGGGTCCGGCTCCGCGACCGCCAGTTCGATCTGCGCGATGATCTCGGCCGAGACATTGTCGATCGTGATCTCGGCCTGCGGCACGCTGGTGCTGGTCTGGTCCGGCGGCACCAGGTCGAAGGCATAGCCCGCGAAGCTGACGACCTCGCCCGCGTTGCGCGGCGCGCCGTCCTCGAGCCGCGCCTCCAGCGGCGCCCAGTCCCGCACGACCCGGACCGGGTCGGAGAACGCCGGGTGATACAGTTCCAGCGTGTGATGGACGATCCGGTCGACCGGCGCGGCGGCATAGGCTTCCTTCAGGGCGGCGGACAGGGCGGCGTCAGGCATATCGCGTCTCCAGCGGCGCGCTGACAGCCCAATGCAGGCCCTTCCTCAAAGTCGCCTTGAAAGGCCCTGCAAAGCGGCTTTCCACCCGGGTCAGTCCGCCGCCGCGCGGCAGGTCCAGCAGGAACCAGGCCGACCCGCCCGCGGCCCCCAGGACATGACCGTCCGCATCGGTCGGCAGGTACAGATCGAATGTATCCTGCATCCTGGCGTTGATCTCGCAGACATCGACGCCGCTGGCGCCGTCGCCATCGTAGTCCAGATCGCCGAAGGCCTGGACCAGATTGATCTGGCAATAGGGCGTCATCGACCCCAGCGCCGTCCCGGCCCCGGTGGCGGCCACCAGCGTCACCCGATACCAGCCGGATCCCCGGTCGAGGATCGTGGCGCTGTCGATGTTCGACAATGTGCCGAAGGCGCCGATGCCGAGATCGACCTGCGCCGTGCAGGTCAGGTCGTCGGTGTTGCCGATCGCGATCCGCGCCTTTGTCCGGCCCGCCGCCTTCAGCGTCACCGAAACCACGACAGATCCGCCCGCCACGAACCCCGGATCGAAGTCGCGCCGGACCCGGTGCTGCGTGACGTCGTTGCCTTCGACGATGCGGTCGGCAAAGGCCACCAGCGGGCCGACCGCGCTGTCGGTCCCGACCGTCGCCCCGAGCGACCCCCAGCCGGACAGCGAGTCCGACGCCCCGAGCAGCGACCATGCCTCGTCGCCGTACCAGGCGCGGAACGCCGCCATTTCCCGGTCGGTAAGGATCCACGACACCCGGTGTTCGTCCTGCCGTGCCGCCGAGATCCGGCGCACCCGCCTGGTCCCGACCTCCATCTGGGTTCGGCGCACCTGGTCGGCGGGCTCCATTTCAAAGCCCGCGTTCGAGAGTCCGGGCAGCGTGTCAGGCCAGAACCGCGTCGTCATCGCCCGGTCCTCGTCATGCCGAAGCTGCGTTGCAGGGCCGCCGGGATCGGTCCGCGGCCCTGGGCCAGGTTCCCGGCGATCTGGCCCTCGACATGCGCCACCATCACGTCGATCGTCAGCCCCTCGCCGTCGTCGCGCTGCGTCGCGGTCGCCTCGACCCCGGATGCGGTGTTGTTGACATTGATCGTGACCGCGGGGGCGCCGCGCGCCGGGGCGGCGCCGGACAGTGCCGGTGCGGTGTCGCTGCGGGCGGTGCGCCCCAGATCGACAAAGGTCGGCCGGTCGAGGATGGTCGGCCGCCAGTCGGGCAGGCGCCCGCCGTCGACCCGGCGGGAACCGGCGCCCAGCTGGCCCAGGGCGCGGCGCGCGCTGTCGGGGATGCCGCCCATGGCGAACGCCTCGGTCCGGACGCCGAGCGCCCCGCCCGCCACACGGGTCAGCGGCAGGATGCCCTGTCCGTCCGGCCCCGATGCCAGGACGCCCAGACCGCCGCCGGGGGCGGGCCTGGTGGGCAGGATCGCCTCGGGCCCGGCCTCGCCCATCAGGCCCCTGGTCCTGCCGCCCATGTCGAACAGCGTGGGCCGGTCGACGACCGTGTTGCGATGCGCCGACAGATCCCCGCCCGGCACCCCGCCCTCGGCGAAGGGCAGGAAGGCGAACAGGCTGTCGATCAGCGGGTTCACTAGGCTGGTCGCCAGCTTCTGGGCAGCGGCGCGGGCGAACAGATCCTCGAGCGCACGGCCCAGATCCTCGATCTCGCCCTTTCCCCTGGCGAAATCGGCGAAGAAATCCTCGAATGCGCCGCTCAGTCCCTCCTTCAGTCGGGTCTTCAGATCGCTGGCCACGTCGGGCAGCTGATCCACCAGCGCGGCGATCCTGGCCCGCCACAACTCCACCGCGGCGGCGGCCTCCGGGCCGGAGGCATCGTTCGCCTTCTGCAGCTGCGGGATCAGCTCGGCCAGCGCCTCCGCCGCGCGGCGCTTCGCCTCGGCTATGTCCTCGGTGCCCTCGGCGGTGGATCGCAGACCCGCCCGAACCTTTTCCTGAACCCCGGCGACGGCAATCTCCATTGCGCGCAGGGCGTCCTCGGCCTCCTGCCGCAGGGCCGTCAGAGACCCGCGCGCGGCCTCGGCGGACCCGCCGCCGCCCCCTCCGCCTCCACCGCGGCCGCCGCGAGGCGCGATCAGACGGTTGAAGTTCCGGACAGCCGTCTGCTGGTTCCTGATGTCGTCAGCGCGAGGAATGACATTCCCCGACATGACGGTGTCCTCGTCGCGCATGGCATTGGTGATCGGCGTCGCCATCGCGCGGGCCAGATTGGCGGCGAGCCGGTCCGCCTCGTTCGCGGCAAGGCTGATGTTGCCCGCCATGTCGACGCTGGCGACGCCCTTGGCGGCGTCCCAGGCTTCCTGGAGCCGATCTTTAAGATCCTGCGACACCTCGGCGGACTTGAGGGCTTCCGAAAAGGCATCCCGTTCCGCCTGAACCCGCGCCTCGGCCACCTGGACGCTGTCCTCGCCGTATTCGGCGATCAGCTGCCGGAGGCGCGCCTCCTCCTCCAGCGTGGCCTTCAGCGCCTCGGCATCGGCCAGCGCCCGCGCGCTCTCGGCACGGGTCGCGGCGTAAACGCGAAGGGCTGACGCATCGAGCGTCGCCGCGTTGAGGTCCTGCTGCTGCTTGGCCAGTTTCTGCGTTTCGTTGGCGGCCATGCGCAAACCGTCCAGAACCCGCCGGTTCTCCTCCGACACGCCGCCGGCGGCGACCGCCGTTGCCTCGTATCCGGCCACCAGATCGTCGAGGGCGGCAGAGAACTTCGCCGGATCGGCCTCCAGCAGCACCGCGGCGAACTTCTGGCGCAGCGCCTCCATCTGCGCTTCCATTTCGGCGGCAAGCGGCAAGCCCGCATCGAGGCCCCGCAACTGCAACTCCGGCAAGGCAAGGGGGCCGAAAAACTGGCTGGCCAGGCTCGTCCGGTCCCTGTCCCTGCCGCTCGTCGTGTCCTCCAGCGAGACCCTGATCGAGTCCGCGATCGTTCCCACGGCCCGGCGCGCGTCCTCCATCCTGTCGCTGAAACTCGACTCGGCCAGAGCCCGCATTCTCTCGACAGCCGCGGAGGTGCCAGTGCCGTAGACCTCGAACAGATCCTGCGTCGGGGCCAGGGCTTCCCTGACGATGCGCGTGTAATCCGCGACGCTGTCTCTCAGATCGTCGAGCGCGTCCCCGGCATCGGGCGCGTCCTCGGCCATGCCGGTCAGCCATCGCGCCGCGGCGGCGCCGGCGCCGATCAGACCGATCGTGATCAGATTGACCGGCGACACCATGCTGGCGAAGGCGGCGCCTAGGGCGCGCACGGCGCCGGCGGCCCCGCGATTGCCGATCACCTGGCCGATCTGGGTGCCCTGCTGGATGGCCAGCTGAAGCGGGCTTTGCCCGGCGGCCAGCATCACGCCGATGTCGTTCAGCTGCGCGGTCAGGTTGGCGACCCCGGCGGCGCCGATCCCCGCCCCCTGCGCCGTGGCGGCCCCGGCCTGCCGGGCGGCGGCGCCCTGACGCTTCAGCGCGCCCTCGGCCTCCTTGGCACCCTGCGCGCTCTGCCTGCCGACCTTGCGCCCGGTGACCCCGACCTTTTCCATCTCCCGCGCCAGGCGCTGCAATTCGGCCCGGGCGGCAGGCGTCTGTGCCTGAAAGATCATGGAAACGGTCAGATCGGTCATGTCGTCTCCTTCAGTCCCATTGCCGCCATCATTTCGGCGGCGTCGCGGAATTCGGCGGGCCCGCCGGGGTCGTCGCCCGATGCGAAGGCGCGGCGGTCCGCGTCGCTGCCGTTGATCGCGACATGCATCGCCATCATGCGGCCGCGCGCCTCGATCCGGTCGACCTCCAGATGCCCCGCCGCCAGCGCGTCGAACTGCGCCAGTGTCAGGTCGAGCAGGTCGTCGAGCCGGTGTCCGCGCCGGACGAGCCAGGCGAAGACCTCGCCCCATCCGGTTCGGTCCGCGCCGCCATCGCCTTCAGCATCGGAGCGGCGGCGGCGGCGGTCCGGATGAAAAAATCCTGGTTGACCTCCCACACCGCGGTCGCCAGCGGCACAAGGTCGTCGCCGGGCAGCTCGCCGATCTCGGCTTTCGACAGGCCGCTGCCGATGGCGAGCGCCTCGATCACGGCCTCGGCCTGCACCACGAGGGCCGCCATCCAGTCGCCCGTCAGGACAAATGGCATGAAATGCGCCGCCGCGCGCCCCATCGGCCCCAGCTGCCGGATCGTCAGCGGCGCGATCTCGACCTCGCGGGTGCCGCGCGCGACCGTCACCCGCTTCGGCTCCGGCACGAAGACATCGAGCCCGGCGCTCATCACCAACACACGATCGACAGATCGTCGTTCCCGCTGGAAGGCTTGAACCGCAGTTCCATCTCGGTCAGTGCGCGGCCCTGGTGGTCCACGGTCTGCGGGTCGACCCGCTGCACCGCCGGGCCGAACACGGTCAGGTTCTTGCCCGCGCCGCTGCCGTGCCGTAACCCGAACGAGGACAGCGTCACCGCGTTGATCTCGGTGCGCCAGGTGACTTCCTGCGCCGCCGTCAGGGACATCGTGGTCTTGCCCACGATCTGCCGGTCAGTGATGTCGATCGACTCGTCGCCCACGACCTCGGAGAATTCCAGCTGGTTGCCGATGTCGATCGACAGGCCGCGATGCGGATATGCGGTTCCGCCGCTCATCGATCCGGCGGCGGCGAGGGTCGCGCCCAGCTTGATCTCGGAGCTGTTGGCGGTGGTGATCACCTCGGGGTCCGCCCATCCGGTGAAGCTCGCGGAGGCCGACACCGAGTTCGCGGCATTGTCGAAACCGCTGATCGTGAACCGGGCCTTCGGAATGCCGAAAGCGTCCAGCATCAGCTCGGCGGTCGCCCGCGCGCCCCGGCTGTAGTATCCGACCCCGTCCAGCCAATAGCGCACGACACCGCTTTCGGGATCGTCGGTGATCGGCGTGTAGACGACCTTCGTGTCGACCGTCACGGTCTCGGCGAAGCCCGCGGCGCGCAGCAGCAGACCCCATTTCGGCGCGACTCCCGCGGTGCCGGAGGGCGCCAGCTCGACATCGAACTTGATCTCGGTCTGGCGATAGGCGGGCAGTTCCTCGGACGCGCCGAAATACCCGCGCACCAGGTCGCGCGGCACGGTGTTGCGGATGATCCGGAACGACGGGTTCGCCACCTGGATGGCGTCCGTTGGCCCCCAGCTCGACCCGGCGGGGATGCCGGTGCCATACCCGTCATCCTCCATCATGAACTGCACGATGCTCTTTCTGACAAGCCGCGTCATGACTTGGCTCCTTTCGGTCGGGCCGGGCGCTGGGTCGCGTCGGCGGGCGGGGGCGCCTGGATCGACTCGACCGCGTCAGGCGGGGCGGCGGCGGCTTCGGGCCTTGACGCAGCGACCCTGGTCCGCTGGCCGGTTTTCGGGTCTTCGGTGTAGCGCCCCCCCGATGCGGGCGGCGCGGGCTGATGGGTCATGACAGGATCCTGATATAGTCCGAGAGGGCGAAATCGAGATGGTACGACACCAGCCCGGCCGAGAAGGCGAGCAGCTGCGACCGGACCAGCCGGAACGGGGCGCCGTCGGCCGCGTCGGGCGACCAGGCGCAGATGGCAAGGGTCACGTCCTCCACCAGCTGCTCCAGGTCGGCGACCTCGTGGTGCCCGGTCTGGCTGTAGCTTTTCAGGTACAGGACCACCGATACGACCCGGTCGATCGGCTGGTGAAAGAGCCCCGTCAGGCCGGTGTCGCCGCTGGTCGGGCGCACCCCGGCGGGCATCACGAAGGCCCCGGAGTCATACCGAGGCGTCCCTTTCGTGCGTTGCAGTTCGGCGAACTCCATGGCGCCCTCGATCCGATCGGCCAGCGCCGGGATGAGGGCTTCGAGTCGCGCCTGGACCGGAGCCACGACCAGCATCAGATGAACCCCTTCAGGTTGGCCTCGGTGAACGGGCGTTCGCGATCGGTGATCCGGGCGCCCGACCCGGTGGCGGCGCCGCCCGTCGAGAGCCCGGCGGCGGACAGCTGGATCGTGCCTTTCGCGATCGCTTCAAGGTGCCTCAAAGCGTCCTTGTAGTCGGTTTCGATCTTCGGGTTCGGCTGCGAGGTGTGCAGCTTGTAGCCGACGATCGACATGGCGATATCGGTCAGCAGCGCGGGGATCGGTTCGGCCATCGGCAGCGCGTAGCGGGTGCGCAGATGCCCGTCGATCACGGCATCCGCGTCGGCGATGGCGCGGTCGACGACATCGGTGTCGACCGTGCCGGTCGCCAGCTCGGCCCGATCGGTGAGGCCGATCAGCATCCGGGCGCCGAAGCGGTCGGTGAGCAGGTCGAGCGTGCAATACGGCATGTCGGGATCTCCTGCCTGGCCTTTCTCTGCAACCCGGATCCGGCGGCGCAGGCGCCGCCGGGCGGATGTCAGTCTGCGGGCATTTCGACGAAGGTGGCCACGAGCGCGGGCTCCCTGAGGATCGCCCCGATCTGATCTTCGGTCAGGTCCGCCAAGGGGATGACGGTCGGCTCCGGGCCGAACCTGCGCCCCGCGCGCCAGAACCCCCTGGATGGGCCAACGACGACCAGGTCGGCAGCGGAGGCGTCTTCCCCCGCTGCCGGCTCGCCCCGGTCACGGCCGGTGGCCTCTCCGCTGGTGTCTCGTCCGGTCGATGCGACCGCTTCAGTCGAAGCCGGGGGGGCAGCACCCCCCGGCTCCACCGACGGGGGCGACTTGTCCCCCGTTACCGCGGCGGCCGGTTGGTCCGGCTTCTCCGCGGGTTCCGTTTCGGGTGCGGGCGCTGCCTTCGCGCGGCGTGCCATGTCAGATCACCCCTCAGGCCAGCCAGGGCACGACCAGCAGCTCGGCCGTGCCTTTCCACTCGTTGGTCTCGCCGCCGGATGCAAATTCCGAATTCAGCAGCTTGCGGCCGGCGCTTTCCAGCGCGGGCGGCACCACCAGCAGGTTCGGCATGATGCCGAGCGGGCGGCCATAGTCGCCCTTCATGCCGGACAGCGCGGCGCGGGCGGCGGCATAGTTCGCCGCGTTCAGGGTCTGTTTCGACCCCCAGGCGAACTGCCAGAAGCCGAAGCCGACGTTGGCGCGCGCGTCGGCGCCGTATACGAATTCCTTGTTGGTGAAGACGTTACCGTCGGTCAGCTTGTCCCTCGCCACGAACTCGAAATCCTTGCGCTTCTGAAGGATGATCGGCTTCAGCGCGCGGTTGACGTCCAGCAGGAACCACGGCGTGCCGGACCCGCCATCGGTATTTGGCACCGTGGTCACGGTGCCTTCCACCCCGAGAACCGGATGATCGGTGTCGAAGTAATACTGCCCGTCATAGCAGACGGTGGCGAAGCCATCCTTCAGCAGCCCGAACACCAGGCTATCCCAGTGGGACCCCGTCGACATCCCCATCTCGGTGAACAGCGGCGTATAGATCCCGAGATTGTCGGTCTCGATGTCGTCGCGCTCGACGGCAATGGTCAGTTCCCAGGCCTTCTCGCGGATCGTGTAGTCGTGCTGCTTCAGGTTCTGCACCTGGCGCGCGCCGACCCATTCGACGACATTGGGGATCTTGCCGAGCCAGCCGAACTTCTGCTCGCGGGTGCTGGAGGGCACGTTCGTGGCGACCCGCATGTGCATCGACGAGGCCTGACCCAGTCCGCCCTGAAAGATGGTCTTGAAACCGACGCGGAGCGGAGCGAGGTTCGCGGAATTGACGAGCATCTGGGCTCTCCTTTAGACTGCCGCGGCGACGGCGGTGAGGGTGAGGGCTTCGTCCATGCGGACCCAGACGCCCAGGCTGTCGACCGAGTCGACGATCCCGGCGGCGGACCGGGCGCTGGTTCCGTCCGTCTTGGCCACGGTCTGGTCGTCGACCACGAAACAGACATCGCCGACCTCGGCGATCGTGATCAGGTCGGCGGCGGCCGAGTTGCCGAAGCGGTAGATGCCGGGCCGGTACGTCAGGGTCAGCGCGCCGTTCGCCCCGGCGGAATTGTCGATCCGCTGCTCGGCGCGGCCCACGCCCACCAGGCCGGTCGCCGCGGCGCCCTTGACCAGGTATCCGGCGGCGTTCCGGCAGACCAGCGCGCCTGCGTAGATCAGCATCGACGCGGCGACGGGTCCGGAGCGCAGATCGCCCTCGGAGCGGGGGGTATTGCGGTCTTCAGCCAGTGCGGTCACCAGGCGGCCTCCTCTTTGCGCTCGGATTCGAGAGTCTTGATGTACTCAGCAGGCCGGATGCCCAGCATCTTGCAGCTTTCGAGCTCCGCCGCATTCAGCGACACGGTGCCGCCTTTCGGGGCCGGCGTGGCCGGGACCATGGACCCGGCCTGAAGCATCGGGATGGCGTTGACGTCCGCCTCGGTCTCCTGCGGATCGGCCATGTGGCGGGCGATGTAGTGCTCCCGCCGCGGCTTGATGCCGACACGGCCCGCCGCGATCGCGGCGTCGACGAAGGCGGTCGCCTTGTCGCGCTTGCCCCCTTCCGTCAGGGCGTTCAGCCGCGTCGTCACCGTGGCCAGCTCGGCCTGAAGCGCGGCGGTGCCCTCGTTCGCGGTCGACAGCACCTTGACGGCGGCCACTACCGACTGCGGGTCGGCGGTCTCCGCGACACCCACCAGCCCGCCGATTTCGGTCACGGCGGATTGCAGGTCGGGCGATGCGGTCAGGGCGGTGACGGCCGACACGATGGCATCCTCGTCGGGATCGGTCAGGCCGAGCGCCTCGGCCAGGCGGGAATTCAGGGACATGGAGTCCTCCTGCTGGAGCGCGGTCAGGCCGCGCAGATTTGGATTGTTCACGAGTGCCACGCGCGACACCCAGTCAAAGACCTTTGTCCTGGCATCGGCCTTCATCAGCACCGGCGACAGATTGCGATACGCCTTTTCGGCCAGCAGCCGGCGCCCCTCCGCCGTCCATTCGACCCGCCCCCAGATCCCGTCGGCGCGGGCCTGCAGTTCCTTGATCCATCCGCGCGCCGGGGCAGGCTGCCCCCTGTCGGTGGCGTGGCCCTCGTCGATGTAGATCTCGCCGCCATTGTGCGCCGCACCTTGCAGGCTCCTGGCGATCAGGGCCTCGGCGTCCCGGTAGATGTAGGGTCCGCGCGCGTCCGCTGTCTCGATGGGCCGACCGGCGGGCGGCAGGAGATGAACCCACTCCGGCGGGTCGCCCGCCGCCGAGACAGGCAGCGCGGACATGGGACAGGCGGTGAGGGACGCGGTGTTCATGTCGCCATCATCGCGACATTAGCAGGCCGATTTCACCCTATTCGGTGATAGGGATCGGTGCGCGGCAGATGGCTTCCCCTGCGATGATCGTCGCACGGCCCCGGGAACGGATCAAGGGGCGGCGGCCGCCGCCAGCTGCTCGGCGATGATATCCAGCAGCCCCGTCCGGTCGGTTTCCGACAGGCCGAGATAGGGCCGCGCGGGGATATCGCCCCAGGGGATCGGGCCGCCGCGCGACGTCGACCCGAACGCACCCTGCTCGGCCCCGAACTGCATCACGGCGGCATAGATCCGGTTCGACCCCACTTCGACGCTGAACGGCCCCGCCTGCGAGGCGATGCTGCCGCGCAGGTACCCTGCCTTGCGAAGAACACCGCCGAACGTGGCATTGTCCTTCGCATACTTGTCCAGGGTGGTCTGTGATCGCGGCGCGAAGGGCACCCCCTCGTGGGTCACGCCCGCGTCGATCCGCGCCTGGACCGAGGCGACCAGAAAGGCTCCGATCTCCTGCATCACCGGGGTCAGGTCGGCCAGCACCGCGTCCAGCGACGCGAACCCCGCCTGCACCTCGGCATCTTGGAGTTCCACGGCGATCATGCTAATCCTCCCCATGCCGGGGGCATCGACCCGCCGCGTTCACAACGCGGAAACGTCCTGGACGTCATGGGCGGGGACCCGGCACAATCTTTTCCAGCCACATCGTCACGAGCGCCATCCGGCCCCGCCTGATCTCGAACAGGGCGACAAGCCGCGCCGAAGAGGTCTCGCGGCTCACCCGCAGGACCGGCAGACCGGTTGGACTGTCTTCTGCACGTTCAACCTTGTCCGGAGCGGCCAGCAGCCAGCCAAGGCGCCCGAAATCGGAGGGACCCAACGGGATCTGGCCACGGGAGACTTCGACCCCCGCAGACGAGTGCCGGGCCATCGCGTGCCGAACGGCGGAGGCATCGAGTGTCCAGTCGCTGCCTGCCACGTCACGGCCCGTCAGCTTGCGAACCGTATCGACCTCCCGCTGCGTCGCAAGGCCGAGCGTCCGCATGGGTTCCACGGCGACGCGCTTGCTGATTGGCATGCCGCCCCGCTCGCCCATGACCCGTTCGGAATAACGGCGCAGTTCGTCTTCCAGGGAGGCGGTCTGGCGGAACGCGATGACAAGGGGGTCTGCTCGGTCCTTGGGCAGGTCCCCGAAAAAGGCCTTGCCGATCTGGTGAGGCCAGGCCACCGGCTTGGCGGCAAAAGCGCGGATCTCGTCGCTGACCGACGCGCCGGGCGCGTGGTCCCAGCCCTTGTCGATGCCGGCCGGCGCGCCGGTCTTGGCATCGCGGGCCCGCCAGTTGTCCGGCAGAGCCTTGTCGGGGTCGCCGCCGACCCGCCGGATCCCGGCCTCGGTCCGCGCGCCGTGGACAGTACAGCTGCAGCCCCAGCCGTTCGGCGGATAGTGTGTAGCCCAGAACGGATGATCTGGCGGCAGGCCAACGCCGTCCCAGCTCAGATGGTGCGGGCGCGGCTCAAGCGACCCGCCGTGGCGATAGACCCAGTATCTGAACTTGCCTTCCCGCAACTGGGCGAGGCGGCCGGCGGCGTAGGAGGTTGCCAGATTGGTGCGGTAGATCACCCGCATCCGCCAGGCTTCGCCCTTGGCCGTGCCCTCGCCGGTCCAGCCGTGCCAGCCATGCCGCTCGACGATCCCGCGAAAATCCTTCTGGAATGTCTCGAAGGTCGTGCCCTCCGAGATCGCCTTTTCCACCGCCACCCCCAGATCCGCAAGCAGATCGGCCTTGACCGCGCCCGCGACCATGAAGGCGCGGTCGTGTTCGTTGCCGCGCAGATCGTCCCAGCGCGCGGTCGGCACCAGGTCGCCCAGCCGCAACCGGAACGCCGCGACCTGCTCGGAGAAGGGCTTGCGGAATGTGGCGCGGATTGGCGAATCGGACATCCGGATCAGCGCGTGATGTGCTTTACGGCCCACATGACCGCCTGTTCCGCGTTGGTTTTGGCCAGCGCCATTTCGCGGCTGGAACCGACCTCGTCGCAGAGTGCCAGAAAAGCTGCGCCCAGATCCTTGATCCGGACCATTGCCTCCTTTTCCTGGTCGCTCAGCACCCTGTACCGGTGCCGGACCGCGTTGTTGGCCGTCCGATCGTCGGACGCGCTTTCGACCGTTCCGGGCTTCTCAGACATCGCTCTCCTCCTCCACGTCGATCCGGCCTGCGGCCTGCGCGACCGTCAGGCCCCGTGCCATCGTCTCGACCAGTGCCGAGGCATCCAGATCCGGGAACCCGGCCAGCAGCATTTCGCGGAACTCCTCCAGGCCGGTCGCGGCGGCCAGCATCGCCTCGATCCGGGCCATGATCGCGCCCATCGCCGGGGCGGCCTCGACCGCCATCCGGCCGGCCAGAACCCCGGGAACCGAAAAAGCCCCTGAGCGGCCCTCTGAGGTGCCCTCTGCCTGCGGCGCCGCATCATCCCCCGCCGGGGGTCGACCTGACCCCTCTACGGCTTTAATTTTGGCTGTCCGAGCTTCAAATCGGTCACCGACCGATCGCTCTGGCGCCGCCCCGAGCGTGTCGTCCTCGCCATCGGGCTCTTCCAGCCCGAACTTGTCCCGCACCGACGCGGCCGAGACCTTCAAGCCGAGCGGCACCAGCAGGGACAACTGGCTCGCAAGCGCGCTCAGATCCTCGGCCTCGGGCCGGGCGATGACCAGGCGCGGATAGCGCGGCTGCGGCCCCCATTCCAGATCGACCCACGGCCGGATCAGATCGCGGTTCAGGATCGCCGCCAGGGCCTTTGCGTCGGCCCGCTCGATATCCTCCTGGACCTCGCGGTGTTCCTGCCCGACGGCGTGTCCGCCGGCGATGGCGTCGGTGGTGGCGGTCTGGCCCAGCACCGCCTTGCTGATCTGCCGGTCCAGCCAGTCGACCCGCGACAGGTAGACGTCGGACGTCGCCGCCGCCCCGTTCGCCTCGACGAACTCGATCTGCATCGACTCCGGGATGATCGCGGCGCAGTCGCCCGCGATATTGGCGACCGCCCGAAACAGCGTGCTCTTGTCTTCCTCGGTGGCGCCCGCGCCCCATCTGCCCAGCCGCAGCGGCTGCATGTAGGTCTGGGTGAAGATCGCCCAGTCCCGCTGCGTGTACATCTTAAACAACCAGCCCCAGGTGGCGACGCGCGCCAGGCCGCCGCGCAGGGGCAGGCCCGACTTCGCCTTGATCCGGGCGTCGATGAACTTGAACCCCGGCAGGGGCTTCTCCTCACCGCCCTCGTCCAGCAGGCGCGGCGTGGTCAGTTCAGCCCGGTCGAACCGGAACCAGCGCGGGTCGCGCCGTTCCAGCCGCGCCGGATCCCATTGCCCCGAAGAGGTGTCCCACAGGATCTCGGTAAAGCTGTACCCTTTGCCGATGCAGTCGAGGACGTCGAACAGTTCCTCGGCAAGCTCGTCACGCGCCAGCCAGTCGCGGATGCGGTCGGCGATTTCCTCGCCGCGCGCGTCCTCGGTGCCGGGTTCGACCGTGATGTCGATCTGGCTGACCGAGCGGCGCCGGGTTCCAAGAACCCCGAGATAGTGCGGGTCGCGTTCCTCGATCGTCTCGGCCAGTTCCAGGTAGCGGATCGGGTCGCCCTGGTCCGCTTCGCGCAGGATCGCCGCCAGCTTCAGCGGTGTCAGACCGTCTGCCGGATAGCCGGACAGCGGCGACCGGACGCCGGACAGGGTCGGGCCCGCGACCTCGCGTTTCAGATCCGCCGTGCGGACGGGGCGCCCGTACCGGTCAAGCAACCGGGGACTATTGGCCATCTGTCTCTCCTTTGCGCGACCAGCCATTGTCCAGAATGTCCAGGGCTTCCCTGATCGCGAGGCGAGGCATCAGTCTTTCCCCTCGGCCAGAGCCCAACTGGAAATCAGCAGCTCGGCGGCGCGATAGCAGTTGCCGTCGACGCCGACGGTATAGGTGGTGTCGATCGGCTGGATGTGGGCCCAGCCGAACAGGTCCCTGATCTCCGGCCGGTCGTTGATCGAAAGCAGGAAGTCGCCGCTCAGGCCGCGCAGACGTTCGTCGATCCGGGCGAAGTCCGCCCGCTCGAAACTGCCCTTGCCATAGTCCGACTCCGAGCCGAAGTAGGGCGGGTCGAGGTAGAACAGCACGCCCGGCCGGTCGACGCGGTCGATGAAGGCGGCGTAGTCGAGGCAGGTGATCGTAACGCCGCTCAG